GCGACCGGACGGCCCTGCGCCCGCTGGAAGTCGTGAACGCGGATTTTCACCGGTTCGACGTGTTCGTGCGCTGGCCCGCCGAGCCCGGCGAGAGCGAAGCCAGGATCGTTCGGCCGCAGATGGTGGCGTTTCAGGACGTCTATTCCGGCCGGATGCTGTCGTGGCGGCTGGACAGGACCCCGAACCTGCGCGCCGTGCAGCTGGCTTTCGGTGACATGGTCGAGACATGGGGCATCCCGGACCATGTGCTGCTCGACAACGGCCGGGAATTCGCCGCAAAGGCCATAACCGGGGGCACTCGCAACCGTTACCGGTTCAAGGCGAAGGACGACGACATCCAGGGTGTGCTGGTGGCCCTGGGCTGCGAGGTTCACTGGGCGCAGCCCTATGCCGCGCAGTCCAAGCCGATCGAGCGGGCGTTTCGTGACTTTTGCGACAGGGTGGCGCGGCACCCGTGCTTCGTCGGGGCCTATACCGGCAACAGCCCGGACGCGAAACCGGAAAGCCATGGCAGCGCCGCCGTCGACCTCGACGTCTTTCTCGAAGTTCTGACGCGGGAAATCGAGATGCACAACATGCGCGAGGGCCGCCGCTCCGAAGTGGCCTGGCGCCGGTCGTTCGCCGCGGTTTTCGACGAAGCCTATGCGACCGCGCAGATCCGCAAGGCCACCGAAGCCCAGCGCCGCATGCTGCTGATGGGGGCCGAGGGCCTGACGGTCGACCGGCGCACCGGGGTTCTGCGGTTCATGGGGAATATCTATCACGACGACGCCCTCCATGCCCATCCGGGCGAGCGGGTCGTGGTCCGGTTCGACCCCGGCGCCTTGTGGGACGGGCTGCATGTCTATTCCGCCGAGGGCGTTTACCTGACCCATGCCGCCTGTCAGCAGAAGGTCGGGTTTCTGGATGTGGACGAAGCAGCGCGCCACGCCCGCGCCCGCCGCGCCTGGATCAAGGCCGAGAAGGCCGCCCTGGCGGCGCACCGGAAACTGACGGCTGTCGAACTCGGTCAGGCGCTGGCGGATCTGCCGCCGGTCGATCCGGCCGCTCCGGTCGAGGCGAGGGTGGTGCGGCCGCTGGTGCAGAAGGACCGGTCGGGACGTGCGGACCGGCCGCGCCCGGACCCCGGTCTGGACGCCGCGCACGAGGCGCTGGTGCTCGACATGACGTCGCGGCGCGAAACGGCGTCCGACGTGGAGGAAACCGACCTGGAGCGCTTCACCCGGGCGATCGAACTGGAAGAGGCCAAGGCCGCCGGCGCGGCCCTGACCGGGGAACAGCTGCGGTGGCTCGGTGTCTATCAGGGCACACCGGAGTACCGGGCGCACCGCCGCTTCTACGACGATCTCGGACCGGGATACCTGGCCGGGTAAGTGCCGCCGCCGGGGCGCAACCCGGCGACGGCGGAACGACAGACGAGGACAGAATGACAGAGCAGCCAACCCTCTACAACAGCTTCGCGCCCTTGAGAAACGTCGTGGCGCTGACCCAATTGATCGAGAGATGCGACAGCCGCGCCCACGGGCTGCCCGGAATGGCGGTCTTCTACGGGCCGTCGGGTTTCGGGAAGTCCACCGCGGCGATCTTTGCCGCGAACAAGTACGGCGCGTTGCATATTCAGGTCAAGAGCACCTGGGGTGCCAGGAAGATCTGCACGTCGATCCTGTCTGAGGCCGGAGTCAAGCCGGCGACCACGGTCGCCGACATGCAGGAACAGATTTCGGAATACCTGGCCGTATCCGATCGCCCGCTGCTGGTGGACGAGGCGGATTATCTGGTCTCGAAACGGAAGATCGAGCTGATCCGCGATATCCATGACGGGTCGAATGCGACCGTGATCATGATCGGCGAAGAGGCTCTGCCAACCCGCCTGAAGGCGTGGGAGCGCATCGACGGGCGCATCATGAGCTGGGTCGCCGCCGAACCGGGGACGCTGGCGGATGTCGCGCCTCTGGCGAGGATCTACGCGCCCGGCATCTGCGTGGCGGAGGATCTGCGACGCAAGATCCTGGCGGCAAGTCAGGGGTCGATCCGGCGGATCTGCACGAATCTCGCGCATGTCAACGAGCGCGCCCGGACCCGCGGCGTGACCGAGATGAACCTTGAAACATGGGGGAGCGGCGAATTCCCGTCAGGGATCGCACCGGCGCCCCGGCGCGGTCTGGCGGCGTCAGTCAACGCAAGGGGCATGACATGAGGCGGCTTTCCGGGGGCAGGAAGACAATGGACGATTACAGGGCGGCGGCGCTCGACGCCGCGCGCAAGCTGGGCACCTTCACGACAGCGAAGCTCGCCGAGGCGGTAAAGGTGTCGCAGCCGACGGCGGCAAGGCTGATCGAAACATGGCGGGCCGCCGGGTTCGCCGAAGCGCGGCCCGGAGAGGGGCGGCCGCAGGAGTGGAAGCTCACCGACAGGTCGCGGCTGCTGTCCCGCTCGACACCGGAGCTGAACCTGTGGCGGACCCTGATCAAGCTCGGTACCGCCAGCCCGCGCGATCTGGCGGCGCATGCCTCGACGGAGCAGGCGCCCGTATCCGAAACGAAAGCGGCGGAGTTCTGCCGGATGCTGCTGGACGCCGGCTTTGTCCGGGTCATGCAGAAGGCCGCGCCGACCAGGGATCGCCCGGCGATCTATCGGCTGGTCAGACAGACCGGACCGCTGCCCCCGGAGAGGCGCCGGGTGACGGTGATCGTCGACCCGAACGAGCATAGTTATCTCAAGCTGCCAGAGGTCAGGCCATGAGCGCACCGGTGTCGAAGCTGGCTCTCGCCATGGCGCATTGGGGCGACCCGCCGGACTGGGTCCGGGCGCTGGCGGTTGCCTGCGACGGGGAGACCCAGGCGGCCGTCGCCAGCCGGGTCGGCTATTCCGCGTCGGTCGTGTCGACCGTGATCAAGCGGACCTATCCCGGCAACTGGCGGGCTGTCGAGGACAAGGTCCGTGGCGCCCTGATGGGAGCGATCATCGACTGCCCGTCGCTGGGCGGCCTGCCCCTGAACGAGTGCCGGGAATGGCGGGTGCGATCGCGGAAACTGTCCACCGCCAACCCCATGCGCGTCCGCATGTTCCGCGCCTGCATGCACTGCGTCCACAACCGGAAACCGGAGGGGTCGAGTGGATGATCCGGTCCAGATCGACGCGCTGCTCGACCTTGCTGCGCGCGGGCTCGGCCGGTTCGAGACGCTCGGCATGCGCGGCGCCGCGCGATGCACGCCTGCCGAGATCACCGCCATGGCCCTGACCCTGAAACAGCTGGGGCTGAAACCGATCCTGCCCGGCATGCCGGGCCCCGGCACCGCCGAATTTCTGCCAGATCTCAAGATAGGAGACCCCCCGACATGACGATCCCCACCGGATACATGAAAGACAGCCAGGGCCGACTGGTCCCCAGCGACCAGGTGAAGCCCGAGCACCTCGCCGAGGACGGCGTGGTGCGCGACCTGGTCGGTGCCGCCGCGCGGATGAACAAGGATCTGACGGCGTTCCGCGCCCACGCCATGGACGAGGCCATGGCCCTGCGCGACCTCGTTTTCGAAAAGTATGGCGCCAGCAAGGGCGGCGCCAAGGGCAACATGACCCTGCGGTCGTTCGACGGCGCGCTGGAAGTTCAGGTGGCGGTCAGCGAGACGCTGGGGTTCGGCCCCGAGTTGCAGGCGGCGAAGGCACTCGTGGACGAGTGCATCGAGCGGTGGGCCGAGGGCTCGGACGGCAAGATCCGGGTCCTCGTCTCCGACGCGTTCCAGACCAACAAGGAAGGCCGGATCGACACCGGCCGGGTTCTCGGCCTGCGTCGCCACAAGTTCGAGGATCCGTCATGGGAGCGCGCCATGGACGCGATCGGCGATGCCGTCAGGGTCCAGAATTCGAAGACCTACATCCGGTTCTATCGCCGCGACCCCGAGACCGGGGTGCGCCATGCCATCCCGCTCGACCTGGCGGCGGTCTGATGATCGCGCCTGAAAAGCAGCCGCTGGTGCGGACCCCGGCGGGGCGTCTCACGCGGCACACCGAAGTGCTGGGCCGTCATGACGACGGCACCGTCACCGTGAAGGTCTGGGGGTTCCGGACCTGTCGCGCCATCCCCCTGTCCCATGCGGACGTGATGCGGATCGAGGCCGAAACGGCCCCGCCGCCAGAAGGAGAGACCCCCCATGGCTAAACCCAAGATGACCCGCGCCGAAATGGTCGAACTGATCGCGGGCACCCTGAGCATGAAACCGGCCCAGGTCGAGGACGTCCTGAGCAAGTTCGCCCGGATCGCCGCCCTGCGGATGGAGGAGGGCATCGCCGTGCCGCTGCCCGGTCTCGGCGCGCTGGTGCCCACCGAACGCGCAGCCCGGACCGGGCGCAACCCGCGCCCCGGCGAGGATCTGGCGATCCCGGCCCGCATCGGTGTGCGGTTCAAGCCAGGCAAGACCCTGACCGACAGGCTGAAGGCCAGATCTCCGGGGATCGACGCGGATGCCTGAGTCCGGGTTCTACTGGATGGGACCGAAGGAGGGCGGCGTCGTCGTCCTCTGCCGGTTCCCGACCCTCGCGGCGGCACGGGCACACTTTGCCGCCGCCGAAGGGAGCGCGCCGCCGTTGCCGCCGCCTCCGCCGCCGCCATCGCGATTGCCGGTCCCGGTGGCCCCGCCCGAGCCGCGGCCGCCCCGCCCGCCCGTGGTTCGAACCGGCGTCTGTCTGTTCACCCCGGAGCAGGACCTTGAGATCCTTGAAGCCTCCCTGGCTGGGGAGGCCTCTCTAGAGGTGCTGGCGCGGGAGTGGCGCCGCAACCTGACCGACCTGAACCGGCGCCGCGATCAGATCGACGCACAGACTGCCCGAGACATGAAGGAGTAGCACCATGACACGGTTCGCCGCCGTCCTGATCGCCCTTTGCCCGACGATCGCCGCCGCCCAGGTACCCTGCGCGCCCCGGGCGGCCATCGTCGAGAAGCTGGACCGGAAATACGGAGAGCGGCAGGCCGCGATCCACCTGACATCGCCGACGCGGGTCGAGGAACTGTGGGGCAACCCCGAAACCGGCAGCTGGACGATCCTGATCACCCGGTCCGACGGGCTTTCCTGCCTCAAGAGCAGCGGCGCGGGATTCGCGCTGCCCCTCGTGCGGGATGCCGCCACCTGACCGACCCGACCTGCCCGAGACCTGGAGGAAGACCCATGCATCGCATCGTCGTCAAGCGCGGCCCGACGGGCCTTGAAGTCTGGCTGCACCGGCGCCCGAACGGGGGTCGCCGTGTCGCGACCTACGTCACCCTTGCCGAGGCGCTGGCCTTTGCCGATGGCATCGCCGTAGGCTCCTGCCGGGGTGTCTCGATCGGCATCGACGACGAGGTGCTGGAATGAGCCGGCATCTGCAAAGGCTGATCCACGCCGGGTGCCGCGAGCTGGGGATCGATACCGACACGCGCCACGACCTGCAACGGACCGCGACGGGCAAGGCCAGCCTGTCGGACATGACCGAAGCCGAGCTGCGGCTGGTGGTGGACGCGCTCCGGGCAAAGGGGTTCAAACCGGCTTCGAAGGGGCGTGAAAGGCCCGCCGCAAAGCGCGCCGACGTGCGGCTCTGCCATGTCCTGTGGCGCCTGCTGGCCGAGCACGGCGCGGTCAGGACGCCCGGACGGGCCGGGCTGAACGCCTTCCTGCGCAGCCAGTTCGGACACAAGTGGGGCCATGTCCCGATCGACATCGACGCGATGCAAGACGCCGCGCGGATCGACGACGTGGTGCAGGCGCTGAAGGCATGGTGCAGGCGCGAGGGCATCGCGGTCCGGAGGCACGGATGACCCGGCGCCCCCTCAGGATTTCAGATCATGCCCTGGTCCGCTTCATGGAGCGCGGACTCGGGTGGGAGGTCGGCGAGGTGCGCCGGCTGCTGCGCGATATCCTGGCCAGCGACAGCGGCAGCAAGCACCGCCGCACGATCCGGTTCGACGGCCTCGACTACATCATCGAGGGCGACATGCTGGTCACCGTCACCAAGCCGGCCGCGCGCAAGCCCCGCCACCAGGCCGACTACGCGCCCCGGGCAGGGCGCCTGAAATGACCGGCAGCGCGTCAGTTGGCGGGTTTCGGGGCATTCACTGCCCCTACCCTCGGGCATCCATTTCCACCGCTGGACCAGTACTCGAGCCATCTCCGTTTGTGCTGCACTTCCCGTGCCGAAGCTATGCCGCCAACCTTGACCCGAACGAGGGATCCGGAACCACGTCTTTCGATACGCACCAGCGAATAATGGGTCGGGACCATTGCACTCTCGCCATGGTAGACCTCACCATAGCCGAGGTCTGGGTAGAGCTGACCTTCAACCCTTGCGGAGCTGATGATGATCGACCCGCCGCCCCAGCAGGCCCGTGTTGCGTCGAGGACCTCGGCGTAGACGGCCTGGTAGTTCATCCTAAGCGGAAACTCGTTGTCGAATGGCCTGGCGGAGAAATCGGATCCGGACTCGCAGGCCGTGAGGGCGACAATTGCGAGAGTGGCCAGCGCGGTGGAACGTTTCATATTCTTTATCGCTACTCCGGCGGCATCGCCGCCTTACCAGCCTTCGCCGTCTATTTGCCGACGTCAAGAGCGGAATGCTTGACGTTCCGTGCGAACTGGCCCACGGTATTTGAGTCCGCAAGTGGTGTCGAAGCCGCGCGCAGGATGTACCTACCAAAGGCGGTTACGCCCCGAGACGGTGCCTCATCAGAGGTGTTTTTTCTCCCGGGTGTTAACGGGCGCGTATGTCCAGGGCTTCGGCCTAAAGGCGCCCACCTGACCTTTGGCAGGTTCTTCGACCACCCGGGGGGCATCGTTCCCCGCGTAACCAAAGGAGAAGACCATGTCTCAAGACAAAGGCGATCTGCCCAGCATCATCGACATTCAGGAAGGTGCCCGATTGTTGCCGGGACGTCCTCAGTTCTGGACGTCATATACAATGGCGGATTTCTATCAAACGACGCCCAAGAGGGTTGTGGAGCAGCTCCGGCGCAATCCGAGGCGCTTTCCGGCAGACTTCTGGTTCGATCTGAGGAAAGACGAAACAGATGCTTTGGTGCCGCATTTTGCGGCACCAAACAGGTTGAACCGGGGCGTTCTCGTGGGCTTTACTCGTGCGGGAGTTCTCGCCTTGGCGACGGTACTGCGGACGCCAGTTGCCGACGCAGTTTCCGTGCAGATCATCCGCGCCTTCATCGCTATGGAGGCTGCACAGTTGGCCGACGTGACCTTTCTGCTCCAGAAGGTTCAGTCCGATGCGCGCAATCGCAGGCCGGTCCGGGCGCGCATCGTGGATGCGGCGCGGGACGGCTGGGACTTCGACAAGCTGAAGAGCACGGTATCGCTGTCGAGGCCGAAGCTGGCCAAGGAGGTCCACGATTGCGTGACGCTTGGGCTGATCGCGGAGCTCCTGCCGGGCACGCCTGCCCGGCCCGGGGTCCGTTGGGGCAACCCGGATCAGGGCAACCTGTTCGGGGAGGGCTGAGGCATGACCGACAGTATCGCCGAGTGCTTCGACGAGGCCCTGAAACTGTACCATGCGATCCGTGTGGAGATGGCGTTCCACTCGGCGGAAGCCGCCCAGCACGCCCTGATCGCCTGCCTCAGCGAGCTGCTCGCGCCCGAGTGCAGGAATATCCGGGATGTCCGGGTGAGGGCGGAATGGGTCTCGCTAAGAGTCGAAGCGAGGCTGATGGCGGACCTCGAAAGCGACACCGGGCCAGGGGAGATCGTCGGCCATGCGTGATCCCGATCCGCGCGACGAGATCTTCGCCGCGGCAGAGGCTTTGCGGGGTCTCTGCATCATCGCCAACGAGGCCGCGCCGCACAGCGAAAGCGCCTGCCTGTTCGCGCCGATCCTGTCGGTCATCAACGACCGGCTCGGCCCGGCGGCCGACCGCATCATCCACTTCCGCCCGCCGGAGTGATCCGGCCCATGCGGCCCCTGTCACGGGGGCCGCATGACCGAGCCCTGGACCTTCGATCCGCTTGTGCCGATGAAGTACGGGGCGATCCTTGCCGACCCGCCCTGGGACACCAGGATGCGGTCGGCGAGGGGATATGCCAAATCGCCCGAGGCGCATTACGACACGATGACCGAGGCGGAGCTTTGCTCCCTGCCGGTCGGTCACCTGGCGGGTCCGGACTGCATGCTGTTCCTGTGGGCGCGGTTCTGCGACCTGCCGCGTGCGCTGCGGGTGATGCAGGCGTGGGGGTTCACGTACAAGACCGGCGGGCCGTGGGTCAAGCAGACCAGCACCGGCAAGCTGACATTCGGCACCGGCTACATTCTGCGCGACTGTGCCGAGCTGTTCCTGGTCGGCACGATCGGGGAACCGGCCGTCGGGTCGCGTTCGGTGCGCAACGCGATCCTGTCGCTGCGCCGGGAACATTCCCGCAAGCCCCCCGAACTGCGCGCCATGATCGAAACGCTGCGCCCGCGCTCGCACCTTTGCGAGCTGTTCGCCCGCGAGCCGTGGCCGGGGTATGAGGTCTGGGGCGATCAGACGGACAGGTTCGCCGGAGATCGGGTATCATGACCGACCTGCCGCGCCCGCCCGCGCATATCGCGCTGCTGACCGATCTGATCGGTGTCGACAAGACGCTCGACCTGCTGCTCGGCATGGGCGGGGCCGAGCTGGTGATCCCGGCGCGCCCGACCAGGCGGTCGCGGCTGGTCCGGACCATCGGGATCGACGCCGCGACGGTGCTTTCCAGGAATGCCGGGCGGCTGCCGCGTCAATGTCCGCTGGGCAAGCCGTGGGTCGCGCGGACGCTCCATTCACGAGGCTTGCCCGCCGCGGAAATCGCGCGCAGACTGCATGTCACCGAGGCGACGGTCTGGCGCTATCTGGGGCTCTCCCCGAGCCGCCGCCCTGACCCCCGGCAACTGCCCCTGATCTGATCCCTATCACCCGATAGGGTGATCTGTTGCCCGGCGATGGGCGATGCTGGGGCCGTGCCGGGCGCCCACCGGCCCAGCCGGAGCCGTGCCCATGACCATGACGACGAGCCCTTCGGGTATCGCTTTCCTCGAGCGCCACGAAGGCGTGGTCCTGAAGGCGTACCGCGACCCGGTCGGCATCTGGACGATCGGCGCCGGTCTGACCAGGGCCAGCGGCGTGGTCGACCCGAGGGCCGGCATGCACCTGACCCGCGCGGCGGCGACCGAGCTGTTGCTGAAGGCGCTGGCGCGGAACTACGAGCCCGCCGTCCGCACGGCGATGCCGGACGCGGAGCAGCACGCGTTCGACGGCGGCGTCAGCTTTCACTGGAACACCGGCAAGATCGGGTCCGCCAGCTGGGTCCGGTCGTGGACCGAGCGGGACTGGCCCGAGGTCGAGCGCCGCCTGAAGCTGTGGAACAAGGCGGGCGGCCGGGTGCTGAAGGGCCTGGAGCGCCGGCGGGGCGAGGAATTCGAGCTGATCCGGTATGCCTTTTACGGAGCCGAGAGCATCGCGGCCCCCGAGGCCGGGCTTGCCCGCGTCGTCATCCCGCTGTCGACAGGCCTGCGCAAGCAGATGCACCGGGACTTCGCCGCGCTGGGCTATGACATGGGCAGCCAGCCGGGCGGGTTCCTCGACGCCGTGGTGCGCGACTTTCAGCGCGATCACGACCTGACCGTCGACGGGATCGTCGGGCGCGCGACGCAGGCGACCCTGCAACGCATGATCGACGCCCGCGCCAGGGCCCCGGCCGAATCCGGTCTGGCCGCGACGGGCGTTGCCGTGACCGGCGGGGTCGAGGTCACGGACGCCTTCGACGCCCTGCCCATGGGCGAGATGCTGGCCGTCGCCCCGGCGCTGGCGGGCGCCCTGCGCGCCCTGTGGGTGGCCTGGCACTACCGAGACGCCATCGCCACCCTGATCGCACCGAAGCTGCCGGGTCTGGCGGCGCATCTGAGGAGTTACTGATGTCTGCAACCCTGATCAGCCTTGCCGCCGGGATCGGCGCCCCGATGATCGAGCGCATCCTGCGCGACCAGATCGGCGGAAAGGGCGGCGCCCTGGCCGCCGATGTGATCGGCAAGATCGCCGCGGCGGCCGGTGTGCCCCGCGCCGAATTGCCGTCCTACGCCACCGATCACCCCGAGACGGTGGAGGAAGCGATCCGCGAGGTCGAGGCCTGGGCGCCCGAGCTGATCGCGCTCTATGCGCAGGGCGTGCAGCGACAGTTCGACCTGCTGGCCGCCGAAAAGGGCGAAGCCTGGTGGGCCTGGGCCTGGCGCCCGGCCACCTGCTGGTTGATCGCTGTGTTCTGGGCCTACACGATCATCGCGCATCCGCTTCTGACGACGCTGGCCGGGGTCGGCCTGCCGCCGGTTCCGGTGGACGGGCTGATCTGGCTGACGACGGGGTATCTCGGGCTCTACATGGGCGGGCACACGGTCAAGGATCTGGCGGCGAAACGATGGGGTGGCGCGTGACGGACCTGCCATTCGAAGCCATTGTCGCCGTCGCCGCCGGGCTGCTCACCCTGATCGGCCTCGGCACGGCGCTGTACCGGATCTTCACCGGCAAGGCCGAGGCCAATGCCGCGCGCATCGACCTGTTGGAAAAGCGGGTGGACAAGCTGGAGGCTTCCACGGCCGCCGCTCCGGGGAGCGCAGATATCCACGCGCTTCACATCGCGTTGACGGCGATGAGCGGTGACCTGAAGGAGATGCGCGCGACGATGCGGGGTTCGGCCGACATTCTGACCCGGCTCGAAAACATCGTCTCGCGACACGAAGAACACCTGCTCGGAGGGGCCAAGCGATGAGCGACTATGCCGAAACCCTGCGCAAGCACCGTCGCCTCGCGATCCTGCGGCACCTGGAGGCGGTACCCGACTACACCGGAAACGCCTCGATCCTGCAGAGCGTGCTGGCGGGCCTCGGCCTGAGCACGCAGCGCGACCAGATCGTGACCGATCTGGTCTGGCTTCAGGACAATGGCTTTGTCCGGCTTGCCAGCCATGGGGACTTCACGATCGTGACCGCGACGCAGTCCGGTGTCGAGATCGCGCGCGGCATCGCCACCCATCCGGGCATCCAGCGCCCGGGCCCGAGGCGCTGACCGATGCCCCCGCCCCGCAAGATCGACCTGCTGCCCGCCGAGCTGCGGCGCTGGCTGGAGGAAGAGCTGAAGAAGCGGGGTTTCTCGGGCTACGAGCAGCTGGCCGAGGATCTGGCTTTCCGCTGCGAGGACGAGGGTTTGGAACTGCGCATCGGCAAGAGCGCGATCCATGCCTACGGTCAGGAATTCAAGGACTATGCCCGTCTGCAGGAAGAGACGCAGGCACAGATCCGGTCCTTCCTCGAAGAGGCTTCGCTTTCTGACGAGGCGCAGGTCACCAAGGCGCTGTTCCAGCAGCTGACCGCGATCCAGTGGAAGCTGCAGATGGCGATGTCGGACGGAGAGAATCTGCCGGATCCGCGCGGCATCAAGGACCTGACCACCGCCTTGAACAACCTGATCCGCTCGACCTCGCTGCGCGACGCCATCGAGAAGGCATATCGCGCGACGCTGGTGGAAAGGCTCGACGCCGCCGTCGAGACCGGAGACCTGGACGCGCTGGCCCGCGAAAAGGCGCGCCAGATCATGGGCTTTAGCTGAGGAACCGACACAGATGGCCGAAACCCGCTTTACCACCGCCGATGCCGTGGCGATCTCGTCCGACACGCCCGACCGCCTGCTCGAAATCCGGGGCGGCAGAGTCCGCCTGACCCATGTCCTGGGCGGCGACGCGGCGGACGATCCGCGCCTGGTCCTGCGGGATGGCGACACCGCGACCCTGCATGGCGGGCAGACCTATTCGCTGACCCCGCTGGGCCAGCCCGCCGCGATGACCTATGAACTGGGCCCGGTGCTGGAACTGGTCGACCGCCCGCTGGGCGAGTACTCCCGCGTCATCACGGTCACGCCGGACGACGACGCGGATCTGCCGGTGCATGGCGCGGGCTTTCCCTGCACCGCGGCGGGAAACCTGCATTTCATCTCGACCGGGGGCGACGAGGACACGCTTGCCGTGACGCTGGGCCAGTATCTGCCGATCGGCATCGCGCGCGTCCTCGCGGACTCGACCGCGACCGTCCGCATTCTGCGCTGACGCGCATGGCCCAGTCGGTCATCAATTTCCTGCCCTACCAGCGCGACTGGATCGCGGACGGGAGCCGGTTCAAGATCGGGATGTTCGCGCGGCAGACCGGCAAGACCTTCTCGACGGGCGGCGAATGTGTGGACGACTGCTTTCGCGGATGGGCCGAGGACCGTCGCGCCCGCTGGGTCGTTCTGAGCCGGGGCGAACGCCAGGCCGCCGAGATGATGACCGAGGTGGTCAAGCCGTTCACCAGGGCGTTCTTCGAGGTTTACAACACCCTTTTAAGGGGCGGTGAACCCCGCTTTGAAGAGTCCGAGTTCCGCGCGCCGCAGGAGCGGGGACCCGATGCCGTCTACAAGGCGATGGAGGTGACATTTCCGAACGGCAGCCGGATCACGGCGCTGCCCGCGAACCCGGACACGGCGCGCGGCTTCAGCGCCAATGTGATCCTCGACGAGTTCGCCTTCCACGCCAAAAGCCGCGAGATCTGGGCCGCGCTTTTCCCGGTCATCTCGAAGGGCGGGCAGAAGCTGCGGGTGATCAGCACCCCGAATCGCAAGGGCAACAAGTTCTTCGAGCTGATGACGGCCGAGGATTCTGTCTGGTCGCGCCATGTCGTTGATATCCATGAGGCGGTGCGCCAGGGCCTCGACCGCGACATCGACATGCTGCGGGCGGGAATGGCGGACGAGGATGCCTGGGCGCAGGAATACGAGCTGAAGTGGCTCGACGAGGCCTCGGCCTGGCTCGACCACGACCTGATCGGCGCGGTGGAGCATCCCGACGCCGGGCAGCGTGAGGGCTACACCGGCGGCCCCTGCTTTGTAGGCGTCGACATCGCCGCGCGCAACGACCTGTTCGTGATCTGGGTCAAGGAGCAGGTCGGCGACGTGCTCTGGACGCGCGAGATCGTCGCGGAACGCCGGATCAGCTTTGCCGAGCAGGATGCGCTGCTGGCCGAGGTGTTCCTGCACTACCGCGTGGTCGCCTGCGCGATGGACCAGACCGGCATGGGCGAGAAGCCGGTGGAGGATGCCAAGCGGAACCACGGTCAGATCCGGGTGCAGGGCGTGCTGTTCACCGGCCCGGCAAAGCTCGACCTGGCGACCACGGTCAAGGAGTCTTTCCAGGACCGCCGCGAACGGATCCCGGCGGGCGACCCGGTGCTGCGCGCCGATCTGCACGCGATCAAGTCGGTCGTCGGCGTCACCGGCATCCGTCGCCTGATCGCCGATGGCGAGACCGACGGCCACGCTGACCGGTTTTGGGCTGGGGCTCTGGCCACCTCGGCCGCCCGGTCGGGGATCACGGAATACGATTATCGCCCCGCCGCGGCCCCGCGCGGCGACGCATTCGGCGGCGGTGCGAGCGGATGGCGCGACACGCCCGACGATCCCGGGTCCACGCGCAACTGGTGGAATCCGCCGGTCGGGTCCGGCCTGAGAGGCGGGTTCTGATGGTACTTCAAATCCACCCCTTGGGGCTGGGGGGCCAGGAGATGTGGAACCATCTCCCCGCACGGGGGATCGTTGGACCGAACCCCGCCGACCGGAAACACCTTAAGGCCGCCCCCACTGCACTGTGGCGCGGAAGCATAGAGGCCAAGTTAATGACAGAGAAGACGCTGGCGCCATCCGCCCGCCCGGTCGCGGCTTACCTCGGCGGCAAGCGCAAACTTGCCCGCCGGATCTGCGCGCTGATCGATGCGCACGATCACCGTACCTATCCCGAGCCGTTCGTCGGGATGGGCGGGGTTTTCCTGCGCCGTCGCTTCCGGCCAGGGGCCGAGATTGTCAACGACCGCAGCCGCGAGGTCTACACCCTCTTCCGGATGCTGCAGGAGCATTACGTCGCCTTCCTCGACGTGCTGCGGTTCCAGATCACGACCCAGGCGAATTTCGAACGTCTGGTGGCTGTGGACCCCGACACGCTGACCGATCTGCAGCGCGCGGCAAGGTTCCTGTACCTGCAGCGGCTGGCGTTTGGCGGAAAGATCTCGGGACGCAA